CGCCGTCTTTGACTAAATCTGTGTCATCAGGCGTAGTCCAAGAGTAATTAGTTGTCGTTGCCATTATTCTCCTTAAGCCACTATTGTAGCGTTATACCATTCCAAAGTTGGACTGATTGAATTCCAAGTTTCGCCGACTGGCACTGAGTTCCATCTAAATGCCTGGAGGCTAAATGCAATTGGTGAAAGCGTTAATTCTATACTAAGGCCGCTAACTCCAGCCCTCCAGGTCCAGCCCTCAACAAAACCTTGATATTCGCCTAGTGTCATATTTGATGGCAAATTTTGAATGTTTAAAGGTTGGCCCATAAAGACTTCTAAAAGGGCATCCCGGTCTGCATCATCTATTTGCGGGTTTTGTAGCGGATAAGTAATGCTCGGCATCTCATATTGTGGGAAGGCTCTAATTTGCAAGTAAAAATCTGCTTGATCCTCGGCATCCGTTAAATTCTGCAAATGCGTTGTGACCACCCAAGCCAGTTCCCCGTAGAGCGAAACTGAAGACAAATCCTCATCTTCATAGGATTGATTTCCGCTTGCTCCATAAATAATTGACAAACTGTTTCTGACATCTCCAGAGCGTTTTAAAATAGTCATTCCAGAACCAAAAGCCTGCCTTGCATCTAAATCAACATACCCATTGGCGGCTAGATATTGTGCTCGATGCGTTGAATCGGCATAACCAATCCGACCTTGCGAATCTTCATAAAAATAACCTAAACCAGAATTGGCGATTTGGGTTGCTAAAGAATAAACAGATTGATCTAAATTATTCAATGCAGCGAGTAAATAATCTCCAGGGGTATCTATTTCGCCTAATCCTGTATTTTCTGCATCTTCCCATTGTGTTGCCGGTTCGTAGTTATCCCAAGTTAAAGCCCCGGGCACTTCATTCCAAGAGGCAAAAAGCACTCCTTCAAGCACTTCAAGGATTTGGTCGCCATCATTGTTTGCGCCTAGATTTCCAACAAAGTTAGACCTGACCATTCTTGCAATTGCGCCAAGTGCAACAATGCGAACTTCTTGCCTTGCTTGAATTGTGCCGGCGTTTGTGACAACAACGGCGATATCAGAAAGAAAGCCGCCAAATAAATTGACATAAGTATTGTCCGACTTTTTGACCTCGATAGTCACCGAATCATTTATTTCATAAGGCACCGATTGAGATGGATCAGTGATCAGACTTACATTGCAATAAGATGCGGAAGGTTGCTCATAGATTGTTTGCCGACCTGAGGTGATAGTCAAATTGACAAGGGTTATTGCGGTGACTGTTGTGCCATTAATTTTAACTCGCCACTCAGGTGTAAAAACTGTCATTGAATTAGGGCAAAGCCTCCACCGCCTCCACCGCGTTGTTGTGTGTTTTGAATTGCTAATTGCACTGCCCTAGTAAATCCAGTTTCATCAATTACCGATGGTGCATTTACATTAATAACAATTGGCCGGTCTTGTTCTTCGCCGGCTCTTGCTGCTGCAACATCAAAGGTGCTTGGAATTGCGTTGCCGCTAGGTTTTAGAATTGTGGGAGCGGAAGCAACGGAAGGTGCGTTAGTTGTTCGAGTTGTTCCGCTTGCGCTTGCGCTTTCTGTAATTTGAGGCGCAGGCGCAGGTTTTGGAATGGATGTGCCGGAAGTAAAACCGCTAGGCAAACTTGAACTTGAAACTGTGTTGCTGCCTGTTCCGGTAGTGCTGGCTGATACCGCATTGGTATCACTGCGCCTTGCAATTGCATTTGCTGCGGCTAATACTGCGGCAGCGCCGGCAGTTGCGCCAACGCCAAGCAATGGATTGAGCGCAAATGCGCTCGCAATACCAGCAACAATTGCTGATGCCTTTAGTGCATTGTAAGCCTTTATTAAAGTGTTAATCAACGCAATCGTTGCAACAACTGCCGCTTGAATTTTGCTGACCACAAAGATTGTTGTTAAGACTGCGGCGGTTGCAATAGCAACTTCTTTTAAATCAACTAATACATCAAAAACCTTGCGCGCTCTTATACCCCATTGCTCCGCGCTTTTTTGTGTTTCTGTAAATCCTTCTTTTAGGCCAACCTTACCTGTCAATCCGGCAATAAATGATGAAAGGGCAGGAACCAAAACATCTTTTGTAAAGGTGGCAAGTTGTAGCATCACTGGCAATAAAGCCTCGCCAAGTTCTACTTTTACATTTTCAACAGATGCCGTAATTTGCCTTTGTGAGTTTGCTAAACCATCGGATGTTCTAGCAAAATCGCCTTGAGCAAGATTTGTTTGTTCGAGAATTACTTTTTGAGCCGCCAAAACTTTTTGTTGTGCGGTAAGTGCGCCAGTGCCAGAATAAATACCTAACTCAAGAGCAGCCGTTTTTAAAGTTGCATCATTAAGCAAAACACCATAACGCCTAAGAGGTTCGGCTTCTCCGCGTAAAGCAGCGCCAATAGCGTTGATTGCATCTTCCGGAGTTGTGTCGTTAAAGGAAGCAAGATCAGATGCAAGGGCAACAAAATCAACAGAAAAATCTACTAACGCCTCACCTGATAGGCCGGCTGCTTTACCAAAAATAGCAAAATTGCCGGCTGCATCTAAAGCCTGTTGTTTAGATTGACCTAAATTAGTTGCTGCGGTTGCGGCAAACTTGTCAATTTCTTTTGCGCTATCTCCAAAAATAACGCCAATTTTTGATATTGTTTCTTCCATCGCGGAAGCAGCACCAATTGCATCTTTTGTAAATTTGACGGCCATTGCAGTGGCAGCCGCGCCCATTGCAGCAAAAGCCAACCCAACCTTGCGATTAATTGCATCAATCTTGTCGCCGAATGTCTGGCTTTGTTTTTGGCCTTTGTTTAAGCCATCAATTAGGTTCTTTGTGTCTGCTAAAAGACTAAGTTTAAGGGTTCTATCTCCAGCCATTACTTACCCCAGATCTTTAGAATGTCGGCAAACTTGTCTTCCCATTTTCTCACTAATTCAGGCTGAAGTCTGCGAAGGGTTGGATAGATAAACCAGCCGCGCCCACCTTTACCAAATCGACCTGAATAAGTAGGAAATTGCTCAAGCCGTCTAACTGTTCCGTCTTTCCTTTTTGCAACTTTTGATCCGAACTCAAACCCAGGCCATAACAATCTAGTTGTCCCTCCACCCGAGAAACGCTGGCGCGCAAATCCGTATGACACTTGACCAACCTTTGAGGTCTTCGATACTGAACCGCCATCGACGATTCTGCGGACTGCGGTTGGATTAATGTAGCGCGAATAGCCTGCGCTCTTGACTTCGCTATTAACAAATTTAGACAACTCAAAACCAGTTTCAGCAGCAACCTTTGTCGCCTCGGCATCCATTGCCTTGAACGCTTTGATGAGTTGTGCAAGTTCCCGGCGATCATAGGCTAACCCCTGTTCGTAAGTCACTAATCCTCCAAAATCTCCGCAGCAGTTGCGATGTCATCCGCATCATCCCAGTATTGCATTGGGATGCCAGTCCGGATTGCTAACTCAACTAGAGTTCTGCGGATGCTTCCGGGCTTATGGCTTTTGGGTCAGATAGCCCCGTTGAAACATCTGAGACTGTTTCCATCCAAATGTCAAAAGGCTTAACTGGCTTGCCGGCTGCCTCGCGTTTGTGCGCGTTGTAGGCTAAAAACATTAAATCCCAAATGCCTATAACCTCTTGGGCTTTCGACAAAGTGTGACCAGTTTGTTTTTCCCACTTGGCCCACTCGGGCGGTTGCGCAATATAAGTTGCACTCTCGCCCGAGTTGTATTCAATTGTTATTGGTAATTTCATCTCCCGATGCTCCGATCTTAACTAAAGGTTGGTGTTGGCTCACCAATGACTGTGAATGTCCAAGTGTCGGTTTGTGCCCCAGGTGCAGCGCCGCCAACAGTTGGATAAATTGGCAAAACATTAAATGCAAATACTGCACCGGTTGTTGCAGTTAGAGAAACTGAAACAGTGCTATTTGCATAATTTGTTGCTTCATTCCACATTGCTTCAAATAGAGAACTGGCTGCTCCCCAGTCGGCAAGAAGTTCGATTGTAAAGGTCCATTGATCGTCAATGGCCTTATATGAGCGACCATCCAGGGTTTGGTAGGTTTCAATAGTGTGTTCGTTTGAAAGCACTGCGGATGTTGCTTGGGCATCGTATGAGGAGCCATTTAAGGTTAAACTCACATCGCGCCCGGTGATTATTGTTGTTGGCATTTCATCTCCTATGCGGTTTGCTCGTAGCGGATGCTCAAGCGTATATCGTTGGTCAGAATCGTATTTGTTCCCACTGTATTGACAACGGGCGATTCAACCACCGAAAGTTCGTAGCCGCTTGGTAGAGCCTGGACAATGGATTTTGTCAAGACTTCCAAATTGTTTAACGCGGCTGAGTTAGAAAAATAGGCAACACCTACGGAAATCAAAAAGTTTAATTTACATCTAAAGGTCGTTTTGCCGATTGTTTCAAATTCCCAATAAGGTGATCCTGGAACAACGGCAGCAAAAGGCACTTGAGGAGTTTCAGGCACAAAGTCATAAACATTGGCTGCAACTGCGGAAATGGCAGTTTTAATTGCTTCTCTGGTGTCGGCAATCTCTGGCATTATTGCGCCATCGTTTCAACATCCATAAAAGGGCCAAGAAGTCCAGCAACAGATGAAAGCAATCCGCGCGACATTCTAAAAGGTGTCACTGTAAAATCAACGCCTTCAATTGCTCCTCCACCGGCAGTTCTATTTTGGAAAATCTGCACACAAACGGAAAGCACTGCCGATTCGACTGCGGCGTTGCCAACATAAGTTGATGCGCCACTTAAGGCAGCAGTGCCGGCAGGAATAACATTAAATTTAGTGACATCGGCTCCAGCAAGATCAACAGAAAATTCTAGGTTAAGCAAGGAAACATCTACTGCAACAACATTTGGAAAACTTGGGAAATTGTAGAAAAACTCTGGACCAACGGCGGTGATTGTATGTGTGCCATTAAAGGTGGCATTAACGCCGGTTATGACAACAGACTGGCCAACGCTAAAAGGGTGATCCCCTTGAGTTGTAAAAGTTGCAACGCCATTTTCGCGTTTAACTTGGGCGATTGGCGATTTGTAAGTGACAAGCATAGGAAGCAATATGGCTTCGCAAGAATCAATGATGTCATCAAGATAAGCATCGTTATACAAGGATGAAGAAACTCCTAAAACTGCGCGCAACTGAGTGGCGGTGACAATTGTAGGCATTTCTTATCCTTTCAATCTAAGGGGTGAGGGGCCGGCTCGGGAGCGGACCGGCCCTCACTTTTATTTATTGACTAAGCGCCAATAGTGTTGTTGTGACGGATACCAGCAACAATTTTCTGCGCCAATGCTCCGTAGCCATAATAGGCCACTTTAATTTGACCATTTGCAATCATCGCAGTTTCTAGACGGAAGCGAGATGATTCAAACCAGGTAAAAGCATCTGGATTAACTGTGAAGATTGATGCTAATCCATCGTCAGATGTGTTTGCAACAGTTCCAATTGATCTTGAAACATAAAGATTTAGACCATTGACTGTTCCGCGAAGGCTGCCAGGATTTAGCGCACCGGCTGCATTTTGTGGCTGGCTTGCAGTAAAGATTGGGCGACCCTGATCGTTATAGCCCATAATGTTGCCCCACTGTGTTGGTGAAACAACAAGGTTGCGAGCAAATCCAAGAGAATTCTCATAGATTGCTGCTGCGGTTCCTGCGGTGTAAGCAACAACGCCTGCTGCTGAGTTTGCAGAATAAGCGAATGGGTTTGTCGAAAGTGCAATTGCAGCAGTCACAAATTCATCTGTTGCCTTGAGGTAAGATTTTTCCATTTCAGAAACTAACAAGTCAAAAAAGAGGGGCGAAGATCTGTCGAGCAACTCAACAGAAAATTCTTGGCCACCTGCAAATTTCTTGACAGGAACGCTTAAATAATTGTTTGTCATTCCAGTTTCAGGAATTGCGCCTTCTTCGGCGACTTCCTCAACTGTTGGAACGGCAGTCATTCGAGGAATCTCAAAGGACATACCAGCATCAGGCAAAACGCCTTTTGAAAGCGCATCCACAAAACCGCGATCTCCATCGGATAGGTTGTTGATGACCTCTGTTAGTTGGCGAGTTGGATTTAAACCGGCATTGTTTGTTGTTGTGTCATCTGCTGCGCGAACATAAGCGCGAGCGTTGTCGTCACCTAGTAAAGCGCGAACGGATGATTCTAGATACTTCGCCTTAGTAAATTCTAGGCGAGGTGCGGTGTAGAAGGCTGGCTTTGGAGCCGCTGCTTCTACTTTGGCTGCTTCTACCGCTTCTTCTACGGCAGGAGCAGGAGCGGTAGTGTCAGACACTTGTTCTCCTTCGGTTGTATTGTCTGAATTAGCGGTTGCCAAATCAGAATCTTCTTTTGGTGCTTCATTTTCGGATGCTGCTACTTCGCTAACGCGAGCAGAATCAATTGCTGGATCAGTGACAAGGGAAACCTCATCGAGAGTTGCTGAGGTTATTTGCATAACGCCTTTGTTGTTTGTCCATTCGTTGATTTGTGCGCCAACGGAAAATCCATCGCGCAAACCCTCTGTTGCCTCAACAAGTGCATCTTCTCCGGCCATTGTGTTAGCAATTTTAAATGTTGCCTCAATGCCAGTCTTTGTCACTTGATGAGAGATCATTTTACCAATTGGGCGAGTGCGGTCGTGTTCAAGAAGCAACTTAACGGGCTTTATCTCAATGCTATCGGCGGCAAAAACTGTTGGTCCAACCGATGTGTTGCCTTTTTCGTTCCAGGTCACAATGTTGCCACTTATTGTTCTTTTAATCGTATCGGCTGCGGTGACAACCATTGGCATATTAATTTTCATTTGGAATCAAATCTTCCTCTCGCTGGATTTGCTCAACGCTCATTGCGCCAATGCGGTTTAGAATTTCATAAACTTGCGCTCTTTCTAACGCATTACCGCGCAAGAAGTCATCAAGGCTAAAACGCGCCATCACTGGATTTGGTAGGAAATCCGGAAGTGACAAACGCTCCTCAATCGCTTTTAGTATTGGGCGAAGCGAGAAATCAACTAATGAGCGCCGCTCTGAAACCGCATTTGAATATGTCATTGAAGTTGATTCGGCGCTCAAGAAGTATGCAGGAATCCCGCAAGCCCTGGCTAATTCTAAAGCCACATATTGTCTTGCCTCTGCGAGTTGTAATGACTTAGGATCAAAACCAAATTCTTTTAAATCAACATCAGCATTTAAAAATGCAGTGGAGCGAGATTGTCTTGCAGATTTCCAGGCCGCTAACAATGCAGAAATTCTCTCAGATGTTAAATTTGTTCCATTGCTTTTAAGAATCATTGATGGAGCAGGTTCTTTTGCATAATTAACTGCTGCGTTTTCTAAATAGACTGCTGCCGCGATTGTTTTGCCTGCGCGATGCAACAAACCTTCATCTGGTCCATCGAATCTAATTAATGAGCCAACACCATTGAGAGGAACTGCCTTGCCATCAACTTTGTATCCTCTTATTTCTGTGTTGCGCGGATCAGTATCAACAGTGACCCTTTCTGGACTAATTCTGGTCCAGGCTCTTACTCGACCGCCATCTGTTGCGGCATACATATCCAAAACCTGACCATAACCTGCGCCATATAGCCAAATATCTTCGGCTAGCCAGCAATAAACAACAAAACCTGCAACTCTTGGGTCAGGTTGATTAATAACGCGTTGCGGATCTACATACTGTCCAGTAATGCGATTGAAAGTTGTCAAAGGTAATGAACCGATAGTTCCGCAAATGATTCCTCTTGCTCTAGCAACTGCTGGAACCGACATAGCCAGTTGTCTAGTTGAATTTGTTGAACCGCCGAGAATGTTATAAACGGAATCTGTTATTTGAATAGGCGTAAGAGCGGCAGTCACATCGCTAACCTTCTCAGGTTTTTGTGCAGTGACTTTTGGAAAAAAGAAATCTTGGATTGCGCCCATTATGTCGCATTTTACCGCTTAAAGGCTTATGAGGCAATTATATCTATCTCAGTTGCCGGGCGAGTTGCATAGTGGGTTGCAAGGGCAGATGCAATAGCCGCGCAAATGGTCGCGTTGCTTACTTTTCGGCCCATAACCCAACCGCCATCCCCATAAGGCAATTTAACGGCGCTAAGACATTGGGTAGTCAATTCCTGTTGGTCAGAGTGCGCAAGGCGTTGGCTGCCAATAGCACCTAAAAACTCATCGCAAGATTGTGCGTAGTCTTGGCCATCTACTGCCTCTATTTGTATTCCAGCGGGTTTTAATCTAGCAGCAACCGCCGAGGCAGTTCGAGCAGAATAGGCAACTAATTGAACCGGATATTTTCTAACCCAATCTGCAATGTCATTTGCAATTGCTTTATCATCAAGGTTAATTGAGTTGCTCCAAGTTTGCAGCAATTGGACCTGAAAGCGATCTCCCTCCAGCCGTTGCGCTGCAATCAGCGCCCCTTGCCTCCGGTCTGGAGAGAGATCAACTGCCAGCCAGGTATCAGCAGACGGATCAAGTCGTATCCCAGAAACCCTACACTGCTCCCAGAGTGAAGGATTTACGACCGGATTTATGGTATCAACCTGGATACACAAAACCTCTGTTTTAACAATATCCTCGGGGTCTGACAAGACCGCTTCGATATTGCGCGCGCTAATTGTATAACCAAGAGAAGGATTGGCCTGCGCAACACCCATCCAGAATTTTGCACTTCCATCAAATTTAATATCAGGCGGCGCAGACCATTCAAACCAACCAATTGAATCTTTGACACCTTGACTTGCAGCGATTGCGCGATCTCGCAGTTTGTTTAACACAATTGCCGATTTGTCGCCCATATTGCTATAAATCCAAGTTTGAGGATTTGGACTTGCCATTTGGGTATAACGCAAGGCAGCCCATACTTCTTCATCTCGATATTCTCTAACCTCATCCAAATGTATGCTAGATGGTGCAGCAATTCCTCGACCTGCCGAGTTATTGGCCCGGACTATGTATCTTCGACCCTCTGTAAAAAGTAATTCCTGGAATCCTTTACTTTCTAACTTCTTAACAAATTCCTTTTTTAACTCCGGCACTTGCTGGATCATTGTGTCAATTTTGTAAAAGATTTCCGATGAGGTTGTTAGTTTGTGCGCAGTATGGACTTGCAGTTTTTCGCCTAAATCATAAATGCGCCATAAGATTTGAAGCGCCATAAATGTGCTTTTGCCATTCTGCCTAGCCAGGATGCATCCAATTATTGGATGACACCAAGTTCCATCTTCATACACTTTTAACGAGTGATGGGCCAACCATTGTTGCCAGGGCAAGAGCGGATGGCCTATGCGCTCGCAGAATTGTATAAATTCCTCACCTTTTGAGCCTAAATCATTCAAAGGGGTATGAATTCGCGGAGTTGTCACACCTCCTAAATCCGAAGCCGCCCGAAGCCTTACGATCTCGCCCGACTTTTTCAGGTTATCCACAATTACTCCTCATAATGCACAATCTTTCCATTTTCGGGAAAAAAGGGAACAAGGGGGGT